ACATGATTCAGCTACAACAAGTGGAGCTGGAGCTGGTAATTTAAAAGCGACTTATAAATTTGAAACAGAAGGATTAGAGGTTTACATACCTGGTTCTGGTATTTTGTTTGAAAATGGAGTTTGTGCAACTTTAACACAAACATCTGGTACAGACGGAAGTGTTACCATGACAATTACAGGAGCATAGTAAATGGCTAATACAACTTCGGGAACAGCAACGTTCGATAAAACTTTTGCTATTGATGAAATAGTAGAAGATGCTTTTGAACGTATTGGATTGCAAAATGTTGCAGGTTATCAACTTAAATCTGCAAGAAGATCTCTTAATATTTTATTTCAAGAATGGGGTAATAGAGGTATTCATTATTGGGAAATAGCTGATCTTAATATTGATTTAATTGAAGGACAATCAGACTATGATTTTTTTAGATCAAGTGATGATGGCACAAGTGCTGTTTCTACACCAGCAAATGTTTATGGAATATCTGATGTTCTTGAAGCACAGTTAAGATCAAACAGAACACAAACAACACAATCAGATTCACCAATGACAAAAGTAGATAGGTCTACTTACGCAGGTTTTTCTAATAAATTATCTAAAGGCACACCTAATCAATATTGGGTAGAAAGATTTATTGATAAAGTTAGAATACACGTTTATCCAACACCAGATTCTACAAATGCATCTAAAGATATGCATATTTATTATATAAAAAGAATTCAAGATGTGGGTGATTATACTAATGCAACAGATGTTCCATTTAGATTTGTACCATGTATGATATCTGGATTAGCATATTATTTATCACAAAAATATCAACCACAACTTATGCAAGCTACAAAATTAGCTTATGAAGATGAATTAGCTAGAGCACTAGCAGAGGATGGTTCTGCTTCTAGCACATATATAACACCGAAAGCTTATTACCCAGGAACATAATGGCAAAATACGCAACAGGAAAATACGCAAAAGCAATATCAGATAGATCTGGTATGGAGTTTACATGTATCAGAGTTTGAACCAAAACAACCACAATTAGAACCAAAACCAATGAATGGTGATGCAATATCATTACGTAATGTAAGACCAGGAAGAACAGAAAACCCAGTTCCATATTTTTTAAAACCAAATCCATTCACAACTTATCAAGCTGGTTCTAGAATTATAAATGTTAATGCTCCAGGTCACGGTTTAACAAGTGGTGATACATATAGATTTCGTGGACCAACCACAACATCACCAGGAACAGGTTCAGCTTATAATCCTGTTACAGGAGCAGCAGGAACTCCTGTTAAAGGTTTTGCAAATCCTGGAAGTTTTGATGGCATTACAGGAACTAATATTGCAAAAGCGGCTGGTTATACAATTACAACAGGACGTTATATTAGTGATACGGGATCAGGATCACCAGGAACAGATACCTCAAGTTATTCTGTAGCTAATTTTTTTCATTTTACAGTTGATACAGATACTGCTACAAGTGGAAATGTACAAGGAGGAGGAGTTGGTAATTCAGTAGGACCAGTTACATTAAGCTCATGATTAAAAAAATTTTAAATACTATTAAAGGATGGTTTACTCCTGCAGAGGAAATGGATCCTCATGAAGTAATGTTGCATCCTAAAGAATCTGATATTTCAATATACTCAGATGAAAATGGAAAAGCTATAAAATGTGGAACACATATACGATATAAAAAAAGTTGTTCGATTTGTAGAGAAGTAGCAGGAGAAATATAATGGCTGGATTAAGTGCATCAGGATTAAAAACTCAAATAAGAAGTTATACTGAAACAGATTCTAATGTTTTAACAGATGCTGTTTTAGAAAATATAATTTTAAATGCACAATATAGAATATTTAGAGATGTGCCTATCGATGCAGATAGAAAACAACAAGTGGGTAATTTTGTTGCTGGACAAGAATCTATTAACTGTCCTGCAGGAGCTGTATTTATTAGAGGTATACAAGTTTATGACACGGCAGGATCAGAAATTACAGGAGCTAATAGATGGTTGGAAAAGAAAGATGTAACATATCTTCAAGAGTATCAAGATGTTACAGGAACATCAGCAGCACAAGGTCAACCTAAATATTATGCTATGTTTGGTGGTGCCACAGGAGAGTCTGACACTACATCAGGTAGAATATTTGTAGCCCCAGTTCCAAATACAACTTATAGATTTAGAGTTCATTTTAATAAAATGCCAGATCTTTTAGAGAATGATGATACTAATTATATCAGTCTTAATTTTCCAAATGGTCTATTATATTGTTGTTTATCAGAGGCATATGGGTTTTTAAAAGGCCCGATAGACATGTTGACTTTGTATGAAAATAAATATAAACAAGAAGTACAGAAGTTTGCTAACGAACAAGTTGGTAGAAGACGAAGAGATGACTACACTGATGGCGCTGTTCGTATACCAGTAACTTCAGCAAACCCGTAGGAGAATAAGTTATGGCAAATACATCGGCAATATGTTCAAGTTTTAAACAAGAACTTTTACAAGGAAAACACAGTTTTGAATCATCTGGTGGTCACACTTTTAAAATTGCATTGTTCGATAGTGATGCAACTTTAGGTGCTTCTACGACAGATTATTCAACATCAGAAGAAATTACAAACACATCAGGAACTGCATACACAGCGGGTGGTGCAACTCTAACAAACACTGGAGTTGGTTTAACAGGCACAACTGCTTTTACAGATTTTGGTGACGTAACTTACAGTTCAGCTTCTTTCACTGCAAATGCTGCATTGATTTATAACACAACAACAGATGGTGGCTCAGGCACAACCGATGCTGTTTGTGCAATCGCATTCGGTGGTGACAAAACAGCGAGTAACGGAACTTTTAAAATAGAATTTCCAGACAATAGCGCGACAGCAGCAATCATCAGATTAGCATAGGAGGTCGACAGTGTCGACGACTTCAGGATGGGGCAGGTTTACCTGGGGCCAAGCTTATTGGAATGCAGATACAACTTTAAAAACAGGTTGGGGTGCACAAGCTTGGAATGATGGTGAGTGGGGTGAACTTAAAGATCAAACAATATCTCCAACTGGTTTATCTATTACAGCTTCTGTTGGATCGGTAGATATACCTGATGTTATATTTACTCCAACTGGTTTTGAATCTACTATATCACAAGGTGAAGCTTTTGTTCCTGTTGTTATAGACGACACCTTATCTATTACATCTTCTGTTGGTTCAGTGTCCGTGGTTGACATGCAAGTTGGCTTAACGGGTCAATCAATAACCTCTTCAGTTGGATCTCTTACAGTCAATGACATGACTATTGGTCTAACAGGATTAGATTTTACTTTAAGTCAAGGAACAGTTACAATACCAAATACTGTAGCTCAACTTTCTGGTTTAGCAATTACATCTGAACAAGGGACTGCTGTTGGATCATCCTCACAAGAAGCTGATTTAACTGGAATACAATTTACTGCTAGTCTTGGAACTGTAGTAATACCAAATGATGTAGTTCAAATAACAGGGCTAGAAATAACATCTTCACAAGGATTTGTAGCTCAAGAAGGTGACGCTTTAATACAACCTACCGCTCAAACACTAACAGCTAGTGTAGGTTCTCTAACGGTAGAAGAAGGTTTAGGATTAACCGGAGTATCGTTTAGTGCTTCTGTGGGTGCAATATCTTTAGACGATATGATCGTTGGATTAACTAGTCAAACAGCTACATTTAATATTGGAGCTGTCGATATCTTTGCTTATGGAGATGTTGACCCAGGTGCAAATATATCATATAGTAATGTTTCAACGGGTTCGAACGATACATATTCGGATGTTGCAACTGGATCAAATACAAGTTATAACGATGTAGCAGCGTAGGAGAATTTTTATGGCATCAACATACACACCTTTAGGTGTAGAACTTCAAGCAACTGGTGAAAACGCCGGTACATGGGGAACAAAAACTAATACAAACTTACAAATCATCGAGCAAATATCTGGTGGTTATACAACTCAAG